GATAGTTGGGCATCCGTTGCAAAAGTACTGTCTAATGATGAGCTAAAAGATTCTAACGTATTTACTCTGGTACTAATAGATCCACTGAAAGTGGAATACCCTGGTATATCTCCTATAGATCCAGAAAGAATATTAGGTTTGTTTAGTAAGTTGTAAGTATCTGCTTGAACATCTCCAGTGAATTGACCGTTAAAGGAACCAGAAAAGGAACCAGTTACGATTGCATCCGACATTATAGGGCTATCTATTCTCATTTTTTAATGTTTTTCTTTAATAATAAATATACTTCTTTAGCGGTATCGTGATAACCGTTTTTATTCTTTATTTTTGACTTGTTAATACTTTTCAATTATTTTCTAGAGTTTTAATTCTTGATTTCAAATTATCTAATAGTTCTTGTTGCTCTTGGATTGCTTTAGTTAACATCGCAATTATACCTCTGTCGTGAATACCCCATTTTTCATTTTCAGACTTTGGTGTATTTGCTGCTTCTTCACCTAATGCCGCATTTACTTCTTGAGCATAGAATCCTAACTGTCTTAAATCAGTTGGCAGACCACTTTCCTCTTTCCAATGGTAATATCTAGGTTTCAGATTCATTACTTTATCTAAAGCCTTATCAATATAACCATCTTCTACCTTTAAGTTCATATCAGAGGTAGTAGACAGTACTCCATTTGTTGCTGATACCGTGCCTGTTCCTAAGTTACTAAAAGTCACGTCACCCGAAACGTTAAGACTTCCTGTATAGTTAAGAGTTCCTGCTGATCCGCTTATTACTCCTTGAGTATTTAATTTTGCTAGTACTTTTTCATCAAATCCGGTAATATTATCTGAAGGGATAGAACCACTTACTACGTGTCCTCCTTTTGCAACTACTACTCTTCCTGTTGTATTTGTAAAGAAAGTAATATCAACAGTATAATATCTGTTGTAGTTACTGATGAAGGTACGACTTGTTGGTCTGAATTATCATAAACCATTACAATTACATCCTTGGTTCCAAAATTATGGGTAACTGATTTTGAAGAAACAGAAGTAAAAACATCAGAAACCGTTGCTACCTGTGCAACATTACCGGCTTCCACCATATGTCCTCCTTTTGCAACTACTACTCTACCTGTAGTACTTGTAAAGAAGGTAATACTAACAGTATTGTCATCTGTGGTTGTGACTGAAGCCGGTATAATTTGTTGGTCTAAATTATTATAGGCTGTTACTATTACGTTTTTGGTTCCAAAATTATGGACAAGATTTTTTGTTGTTACAGAAGTGAAGGTATCGTAAACCGTAGCAACTTCGATTACTGATATGTCAACGTCGGTTAGTAACGAACCGTCTCCTGCGAATGACCCTGTGAATAAGGATCCTGTAAAGAAGGATGCGGTTACTGCGTTGATTACATTTAGGTTTCCGAGATCTGCATCGGCACCGGTAGTTAATAGTTTTCTCCAACTTGGCATTTTTTTCTATATTATGGTAGGTTACTCATTGAGCCCACTTCCTTTTTCAAGGCCGATAATAGCTTTACTTATAAATAGCTATTATAGTTTAATAAGAAAAAAGTTAGTTTTCAATTTATTCAGTATATTTTTTCTGACTTCTTTGAAAAGATTTTGGAATTAATATGCTGTTAGATGAGAATTAAAGTAGAGTATTGTAGATTGAAGGTATAACCTATTATTTATTTTTTTAAGCCCAGATGTAAATATTATCAGAAGAATCAACTCTAATATTACCTCTTTTTTGGTATTCGGTATCATTTATATTATGATCCGTATTGTTCTCATCAACTACTAAAGCTAAATAAGCTTCATTGGATGTTATGTTATTTATTTTTGAATCTACAGATTTATTAACGCCAAATCTTAAATCAGAATTATCAAATATAAGGCCGTGACCAATCCCATTTCCTTCGTCGATAATAAAACCTCCTTCTTCTATATCAGTAGATCCTGAGTTTAATAAGACAAATTTGTCTTTTATAGCAGTATTAGTGGTACTTAAGTAAGTTAAATCACCATAAACTTTTAAGTTACCAGAGATTGTGGCATTATTACCAATTGTAGCATTATTATCGATAGCAAGATCACCGTAAATAGTCTGCGACCCGGAAAGATAGAGAGATCCAGTAAGATTCCCACTGGTTTCTAAATTTGGACTAATCTGTTTCCACTGTATTAATGCCATCTGTTAGTTAAATTTTCCTATTATTGTACATTCATCGGTTGCCGTAAGCGTAAAGCCTAGTTCACCTAAGTCAAAAGTAATTACCACTCCTGCTCCTGAGTCTGTTACACTCAGTATAGCTTCACTTTCAACAATTAGTCCGTTAATAAATACCTGGAAAAGGTCTTTAGTAGGGCTAGGGAACCCTGAGGGTATCGCAGCAAAGCTAATTAAATCAAATTTTATAGTATTTCCGCTGACAGTAGTCTGGGAGGAACTACTACTATACATTTTCTGTAGAGATACATATGCTTTCTGTTCTGCTGTCATTGCTTCTTCTATTGTAGTTAAATTTAAAGTTTCACCTGCTTTATCATAGAATCTTGATGAACCTGATCTGTTTTTTGCCACTGTTGATTTATATTCACCTACTGTTGTTATGTCTTCTACGGATTCTAATCCAAAACGTAATGAGGCTTTTGAGTAAAACTTCCTATTACCTTGTAATTCAGTATTAATAGTGTCGGGTATAATATGACCTAGTAATGTTATGTTGAAAGTAGTCTTAACACTCCTATCTTGACCTTTTACTAATTCAGTAGTAGTGTTATATGAATTAATCATAGCTCTAAAACTAAATTTTTCACGGTCACCCCAGTAAGCATCTGATGCGTAGTTAATACTTTCTACTAATTTGTTCATTTGCTCCACATATTCTGCAAATATTATACAGGAGTATGTAATGGTAACAAAATCAGGTATAACTACACCCTGGTATTCTTTAACTTCTTGTCTACTATTTAGTAACGTAAAACGATCGTATACATTCTTAGTAGAAAACTTTTTTTCAAATATACCGTACTGTGTAGGTTGATTAGCATCTAGCTTATTTCCTATATTTCTATTCTTTTCTATAGTATCTCTCTTAACCATTATAAGAGGTACCTGTATTTTGCCGTTCTTATCCCGATAGAAACCATCTTTTTGTACTGAAGCCCATCTTTCTGGTGAGCCATATAGTACCGGAACATTAATTTTAGCATCGTTTTGTATTACAGAAGGTCTAATTACACTGTTAAAGTAGAAAAAGATAGCTTCGTCTATATCTCTTAACCCTATACTAAGGCTCTTTGCATCTTCTTCTTTTACAGCTTTTTGAAATTCCCTTCTTTTTGGATTAGGTACGGGGGATGTTCCTGATGATGTATAGGCTTGTTTAGTCTCTTCGGATAATTCTTTCTGAGATTTAGGGATTGGAGTAATTCCTGCCATTATCTACTGTATTTTCTGCTTACATGAGTTCGAAATGCCTTTTTAAAAGAAGCAAAAACATCAAATAGTTTTTCGAGCTTCTGATCTTCTGGGTAATCTTTTAATATTTCTTTATACTCTTGATAAACTTTCTCTATAGTTTTATCAACGCCTTTAATAGGTGTATAGTCTACATCCCAGGTGTATTGGCCAGTCTTAGGATCAAATTCTGTCTGTTTTGTTTTAAAACTAGGAGTATCCTGTTTCCAATCCTGTTCTTTTAAGATATCTGCAATCTTCATATATATAAATATCTAATAGATTAACGTACTTTTGTTATTCCTACTTTATCTGCTCTAGTTAAGTGGCATTCCACTATTATCGATACTGAAGATCCAAATTGGTCTCCGTATTCTGTAAAATTATAGCTCTTATCTCTTCCTAAAAACAGTTGATTTTCCTTAACTGTATCTACTTCGTAGTAATCTTCATGCCACATTACTATATCTCCAACTTCTGGTATTAGGTTTATGTCAACTAAGTCCTGTCTTATGAAGGCAAACGATGCTTCTCTGTTTAAATCAGGTCCAAATTCATCATCTGATATAATTTGATCCCCTCTAGTTATCATACAACTAAGTTTTAACGGGTTCCAATAAGTCTTTTTAGTAGATTCCCCATATAAGTTAGCTAGAGACTCTTCTAAACTAAATTTATAGTATAAAATCTCCTGTTCTACTATGTCTTTTACTAGCTCTCTTTGTATATTAACTAGTAAATTAAAGTCTCTATTAGATCCAAATAGCATTATTTACGTTCTATAGTGTTTGCACCAATTTCAATTACTTTAATAGGTGTATACTTAGTCAATGCGTTCTTTTTTAATGCATTATAAGCTTCTACTCCTGATTTCTGAGTTATTAATTTGATTTTTAATGTGATTTGATTAGTAGCTTCATTCTGACCGGCGAGAGTGACTGTTGTAACCCCAGGTAAAGCTCTTATTAACTCAGCTACCTTAGTAGGAGCTATTTCTCTATAGTTAATACGCACCATTGCCGTGTAGGTACTAAAATTTACTTCTGATATGATCTGTGATAGCTTCATTATCCTACATATATTACCATTGGAACTTCTTTTAATGTCTTATTTAGGTTTTCACCTTCATTTGCTCTACGTTCTAACTGTGCTTGTCGTGAGGTTTGGTCTAACATTTCACGTAGATTAGTTAAAAGCTCAATTTTTTCCGTTCTGGCATCTGTTAATAGGTCAGCTTGATTAAGAGTAGCTTCAGCTCCAGGTACAGGGACTGTTTGATACTTACCTCTTATGTAGGCTAGTAGTTCTTTTGCTAGTGCTAGAGTGTATCTATATACCCATTGCCTACCAATACTGTTGATATGTGAATAATTAGGGTTAGAATAGGGTACTTCTGCTACGTTAGTAATTAGATTATCACCAGAATTAGGGTTTACAGCCGCTTTGCTGTCTAATCTATAGTATTCGAACCACATTTTACCGGCTCTGAGTGGGATTGGAAATAAAGTCAATTGATTATTGACTAATTCAAAAGAATAAGCTGATCTTCTTATCTGATCATTGAATTCAATTGCTTGTATCTTTAAAAGGTCGTAAGAAGCAGGCATTAATAGGAAATTAACACCGGGAGAGAAGGATCCAAAATCAAAAGCATCCATCATAGACTGAATACCGGTGCCTGTACCCGCATAAGGGTCAAAATACCGTAAGATTGCTGGGGGTGCTTCGTAATATACTTTTCTTATCTCTATTCCTCCAACAATACCCTGGTCTTCTGCCCATTGGGTAAGATCGTACTTCTGTTGGTTAACAGCTACATCGACTGAACCTGTATATTTAGTAACATACCCGCCGACTTCGGCTTCTGTACCGTAATTCTTACTTATTTGAATAACTCTATTAAGAGTTGGTTCGATTAATTTATTATTTAGTGAACTTCCAGTAGAAGCCCCTTCTAAACTCAAATAATTTTCTCTTACTTTATATTGAAATACTTCGTTACCGTATGTAGTGACTGCCTCTTCAAAACAAGCATAAAAAGATCCTGATTGAAGTTCAACATCCATTAAAGGATAGCCTAAGCGTGTGGCACAGAAGTGAGCTACCTTATCGGCGTCTACCTGAAAGGTAGAATCACTATCATAGAATCCGAATGGGGTTTTGCCGGCGGAAAAGGTTGAACTTCCGTTCCATATTGAGATGTTCGCCATTTATATCTAGTTTTCATATAAATAGTAACTAATCTCTGAATGTTTGATATACTCCTAGTATAGGGGCTACTATATCATGACGGTGGTTATGTTCCAAATTTATAGTTCTGAATCCTTGTACCTGCTCTTCGATCCTAGATAAAAAAGAAAAGCCCGTGTCTCGTTTGTCTCTAAGGTCTATTTGAGCTAAATCACCGCAGATTACCATTTTAGATCCTGTTCCTAAACGTCCTATTACTGTTTCCATTTGAGAATGAGTAACGTTCTGGGCTTCATCTACTATAACAAAAGAATTTACAAAAGTTCTACCTCTCATGAATGCAAATGGTACAATTTCTATGCGACCGGTTTCTAATTCTTTCTTAACCTTCTCCTCACCGTATAACATGTACAGATTGTGATAGACTGGTGCTAACCAAGGATCCATCTTGGCCTGTAGATCTCCTGGAAGGAAGCCTATATCCTCTTTAGATACGGTTGGTCTTGTTATAATAACTTTATCAGCTTGCTTTGTAAAAAGAAAGTCTAATGCACATTGAGATGCAACTAAAGTCTTACCAGATCCAGCCATCCCTTTAATAACCGTGATGGGGGATTCAAGTATTAAAGCTTTAGCTCGTTTTTGTTCTTCATTAAGTTGAATATTAAATTTAATAGGTATTTTGGGTCTTCTTTTTTGAACGAATACATCGTCCGTGTGGTGGTTTGACGCCATAAAAAGTAACTATTTAGTTTATATCTATAAATATAGGTATAATAAAGTTACTGTCCTAAAATATCTTTCTTAAAGTAAAGATGTCGGTACTAATTACATTATCATTATGATCAAATTGACCTGTAACTTCTAGTTCATTACTAATAGTAGTGTCGAATGTAGAATTATTAACAAAACCAAAGTTTTTACCGGATAAAATACTAGACGCATGTTGTGTATACTGAAATATTCCTGTTGAAACTAATGATGCTACCCCTGCTGCTCCTATTTGGTGTATAGAGAAATCTATAGTAAGATTCCATCTTTCAGCATCCGCTCGTGTTAAGGTTATGATTCCAGTATCTGCTAAAAGTATACCGGATGCTTTTACTCTCAATCTCAAAGTATCACCATTATGAAATAAACAAGTACCGCTAAATGTAGCTTGGTATGCATCCCCTTGTCTAAATCCATTAACAGGTACACTCAATGTTCCTACTCCTCCTCCTATGAGGGATGTTTCATCTAGACTTGCTGATACTCCTGTGTACGAACCTGTTTGGTTAAATAGACCATATGAGGTATTTACAAATGAACCTGTTTGAGATGGTGTAATAAATGTGCTAGATAAATCAATATCAAATGTAGCTGTATCTCCTTTTTCAAATACCAATGATGAACCGGATAAAGAGCCAGTTACCATAAGTGAACCGGTATCTTGATGTGCAGTTAAATAAGAAGAAGTAGCTGCTGTAAGATTATTTACTTCTAATTGAATAGAACTAGTAGTGAATGCTGATAGACTGTTTAGTGTTGTGTACTTAGTTACTCCTCCTTGTACGTCTACAAAAAGTTCATCTCCTTGAAGAGTTGTAGATTGAGGTAGTAGAGATATTGGTAGGTTCGGCATAATTTACTATGTTATATATATATTCCTGATCCGTTTTCCTGCTGTATTAGAAATAAATTTTCCTGTAGTAGAAACCCGGTCACTGTTACTGGTCTAGAAGATTGCGGTCCTTTGTTTTGATTTACTATTTGATTTGCAACTGTGTCTAAATAAAATCTATACTGACGTATCTGTTCGTTTTCATTCAAGATACGAATATGATTTTGATTCCGAAACTGTAGCCAGGTTAATTCCATATATAATAAATAGTAAATAGCAATTAAAAAAAAAAGAGGCCCGAAGGCCTCTCTTAATATTAAGTCTAAATGTAAGCTTAGATAGTGGTAATATCACTAATAAAGATCTTACCGTAAAATTCAGGACGGATCATCTTCTTAGCATAACGAGTCATTAAACCTTTTCTTGGAGTGAAGGTTTCAGGATCGTATACTAATGGAGTCATCATCAAAGGAATATATGGGGCATAAACCGCACCAGCTTCCAAGAACTGACCTCCTCTGTATCCTAAAAGAACAACGTTTTCAGTCATATATGGATTCTTGTATACTTTGAATCTGTTAGCTAAGCTACCGATTTTCTGTACACCCATTGAGAATTCCATTGAATCACCATCAGTAGATGCTGCATATCCTGGAATAGATTCAAGGACTGTAGCAACTGTTGGAGAACATACTAAGAAATTAGCACCTCCTCTAAGAGTTTTCTGGTGAATTTTGTTAGATACCTTCTGTACTTTCGTACCTAAAGTTTGGAACCACTGACCTTGTGTGTTGTAGAAATCAGAAGTTGAGGTAGTCCAATTAGTACCATCCCAAATTTTGTTATTCTCAGCAGACCAATGCTCTGTAGTAGCAGCACCGTTCATCAACATGTCAAGGATCTCAAGATCAATCTCCATAGAGATATATTCAGACAACAATGAAGTCAATTCAGCTTCTGCATCGATTGAATGATAAGCATTCAAATCTTGTGCAAATTCTGGTGTCCATTGCGCTTTCAATTTACGTGTTTTCGCAACAATGGATTCAGAAGCAAGTTGTACGTCGATTTCTGGTATAGTAATCGATGAATCAACAGCGGCAGCTCCAGAAGCTTCAAAATCTCCTCTAGAATTGTCAGCAGGTGCTTTGTGATACTTAACAGAAACAGTGTGACTTCCAGCAATTGCGTCAGCATTAGTTACAAACTGAAGGTTTGTACCAACAATCTTAGTATAATTTGCATGTACTGGAATAGCAACGGATGCAGAAACAAGACCGAAAGCACGAACGCCATCAGCATCATATCCTGTTAGACCAGATAGAGCAACAGATACTTTGTTAAATGTAGCGATGTCAACTCCTACTTCGTGATTTACAGATCCAGAATCAGCAGCAGCTTTTGTAGCGGTAACGTTAACTGAAGCTTCGTTGATAGAGTATCCGAATTTTCCGGCGCCATATAGACCACCTGATACATCAGTGTCAACTCCTATCTTAGAGTTAGCAGTAGATACATTTCCGTACATGTTAGCACCGTCAGCTTGTCCAGTTTGAGCAGTACCGTACTTGAAATCAAGATAGAATACTAGCCCTGAAGGTAAGTTCATTGGTTGAACAGAAACGAAATCTTTTGCAGAGATTTGAGCGAATACTTTACGTACTAATGGTAAAGCAACACCAGCCCACTGCTCACCAGCTCCAGCGGTAAAAGTACCACCTGTTCCAGTTGTGTTAGCTTCAGCAACAATTTGCTTTGCTTGATTTTCAAGCATCATTGCCATGTTGTTAGCCTCCTTCTCCTTAAGTCCTTCTAAAAGACCGGAAGCAGACCACTTAGTAGCTAAACGAGTAGCATCAGCCTGTAGGCTTTTGTATCCGTTTGAGCTTTCTAATAATGAAGTTATTTCCATAATTAATAAGTTTTTTTAAATAGTTGATTATATAATTCCAGCTAATTTTTGCATTCTAAGGACGGCATCAGATACTTCACTAATTACTTCTTTCTTAGAAGCTGTTGTACCTGTAGCTTTACTTGCCATTCCTAATTTGTTTTCCTTGATTGGAGTAGTTGTTTTCTTAGCTACTACGTTCTCGGATACTGTTTCAAAAACAAGTTTGACTTCTTTGACTGTTTCGGCTTTATCGAATGCAGCAATGATGCTAACTTTTTGAGATTCAGTTAAGTTGTTTGCTTTAAAAACTTTATTTACATAAAGTAGTTTAGCGTTTAAAAGGTTTACTTCAGATAGTTGTGCTTTTAAAGTTTCGACTGTTTCTAAAGCTTCTGAAAGATTATTATCAGCTTCTTTCTCCTCATACACATCTAATGATGGTGAGTTAGAGATTGCGTTTAAAAAATCGTCAGCAGTTTCAGATTGAATCTTGCCACTATCTAATAATGAATGAACTATCTTAGTAAGAGTGTCAGCAGAAGCTGTTATTGGTAAAGCTTCTTCTTTTTTCTCGTCTACTTCTTCAGAAACTTCTTCATAAACTTCTTCACTAGATTCTTCTTTATCTTTTCCAGAATCTTTTTCAGAAAGTTCTTCAGTAGTTTCTTCAGTAACTCCTTCTAATTCTCTAAGAAGTTCATCTAAATCGATTTCTTCTTCGTCATCTGCACCCATTTCAGGCTCCATGCCTAAATCATCGGCAGAAGGCTCATCCATAGCGCCGGCATCCATATCAGCTCCCATTTCTGGTTCTGCTTCACCTGCATCCATTTCTTGAGCAATTATATCACGAATAAGATCTTTAAAATCTGATACTGATAGATCTTTAAGGTCCATGTCTTCCATCTCTTCGTTCTCTCCGGCTTCTTCAGCTTCTGGTTCTTCAGCTTCTGGTTCTGCCTTTTCTTCGCCGTCCTCAGTTTCTTCTGAGTCATCTTCGGCTTCAGCCTGTACTTCGATAAATCCGTTAGTTTCTTCTACTTTTTCCTCTGTTACTTCTTCTTCTTTTTCTTCCATTTCCTGAAGTTTAGCAGCTAATAAGTCTTTTAGTTGAGGGGTTAAAGTCTCTTCTAAAGCTTCTTTATCGTTAGCAATAGCGGCTTCTCTTACGGATTTAGCTTCAGCAATAGCT